GGATCAGATCAAAGACCGCATGAGTAGCTATACTTGGTCTTCGCAAATGTTCTTGCCAACTTCCGGGCAGACTAAGGGAAGCGAATTGGATGACATGTGGATAAGATCAGCGCAAAAGACATGGCATGTGCAATGCGATTGCTGCGGTGAGTTCATCCCATACATCTGGCGACAACCTGCTTCTGGTGATGAAATACCAATGGGCGGCATGCGTTGGGCAAACAAAGAAGATTACATGACCGAAACCGGGCGCATCGATTTTTCCAAGTTGGCTGCATCTGTTTACTACGAATGCCAGTTGTGTGGCGGCAAGCTAGACACATCACCAGCAAAGCAGAAAACGAGAAACCAATCTGGCAAATACATTGCATTGAATCCAGAAGGCGATGCGAAGTTTGATTTTTACAATTACAACGCAATGGCGCATGTTGAATGGACAAGCTTGGTTGAGCAATTTAAGTTGGCGCAGATAGACAGGGAACGCGGTGCATTGGATTCTTTGGAGAACTTCGTGCGCAAACGATTGGCAGAATCATGGGCAGATGAAGATTATGTGTCAGCCGATAAACAACAAAGCGCGTCTGGTGGTTATGACTTAAAAGAGATTTGGGATGTTCCAAACCAATTTGTGTTTTGCACGATTGATGTGCAGAAGGATCATTACTATTATGTCATTCGGTCATGGGCAATTGTGGACGGCACATTGCGCTCGCGGTTGATGGATTGCAGGAAAGTGGTGACAGCAGCCGAAATCCGCGAAGCATGCGACAAGTGGAAGATTCCACAACATGCGCTTGGTTCTGGCGGTGCTTGTCGTGTTTTCCTTGATGGCAATTACAACACTAACCAAGTGCAGCGGATTGCGCTTGAAAACAATTGGATGGTGTTTCGTGGTGACAGCGCAAAGGATTATTTGAATCAAGACGGGTTTAGGCGCATCTATTCTGACATTAAACCAGTTGATGCATATGACGGGACGGCCATGAGCAGAGCCGCAAGGGTTGGTCAATTCTTCTTTTCCAAGCAATCAGCCAAGAACAGATTGAGCTTAATGCGGTCGCTGAATGATCATCGAGGCAAACCAATTTGGACGCATGCCGATGACGCTGGCGCAATGTATGAAAGGCAGATCAACGCATGGGCAAAGATCGCCAAGACTAAGCCAGATGGTTCTGTTTATTATGATTGGATCAATCGCGACAAGCACAACGACCACTTTTATGACTGCGAAGCAATGCAGGTTGTTTGCGCTGCAATGTGCAAGTCACTTGGAACTGAAAACATCGCAGGTGATGTTGAGTCAGATTAATTGTATTGACATTACATCAAGAGTAATGTAAGCTGTTTATGCCGTAGCACTTCTGCAACGGCCGTTCATTGAAATAGCTATAAATAATAATATGAAAATAGTAAAAGATACAAAAATGCAAAGCACTACTCGTTTAACATTAGATTGGCGCGTAGAAAAGCCAGATGAATTAACATGCGGTTGGAAAGCTAAAACCGATTGGGTTAAAGTAAAAAAGCAATGCCAACAAGAATTAGGATATGTTGGTAGGGTTGAAAACAAAAAGCAATGCATCAGACTTGCCAAAGCAATTGAGGCAAAAGGATTCGATGCTAATGTATGTGGTCATTGGGGATTTCCTTTAATGCAATTTAGCATGCGCAAATAATAAAATATTGCAAAATCAAGCTCCACAGAAATGTGGGGCTTTTTTTGGGGCGTGAAAACATTGGGGCTTTGACGCTCCTTTGTTTTATTAGAAATTTAAAACCGCTTTTTCATATATCAAAAAAGCCGTCAATTTGGGCGCATTGACAATTTTAAGTTTTTTGCTCATAACAAAGATACATGAGAAGTCTTTTGTTTGTTATATGGATAAAAGCGTCAAAAGACGCGGCAACCGCTTTGTCAATTATTGAGACATTGGCGGTAGGTGAGTTTGATACTCAGTCAAGGGGCGGTGCGAGAATCGTCTCTGCAAATGTTGCAGGAAAGCAATTTCAATATGAGTTGCCAGCCGATTGGTCGGCATCTGATTTTATTGAGCAGCTGAGGTTGCTTTATCGTGTTGTCACAACTGGCGGTGCATCTGGAGGTCAAATGACCGATTCAGAAATGAATGATTATGTCATCGATGCTGACAACCAAGTCACAAACGTCAGCAAGGCTCGTTTTGCTGATCAATCCGGAGGAAGATACTAATGGCGATCAAACCAATAAAACTACTGCCTAAGATAAAGAAAATCACTTCCGGTGTGGCTTCATTTTGGGGCAGAGGTGGAACAAATGAGTTCTATCCTGGTGGCGCAGATGATCAACGCAGATTTGGGCGCGGCAAGCTAGCGCGTGACATCGCTGAATTGATGGTGGAAAACAGGCAGAAAATGCTGCTTGGTGACAGCCGATATATTTACCAATCATTCTCAACTGTGTCTGGTGCTGTTAAGCAGAAGGCAAATTATGTTTATGGCAACGCATGGCGTTTGCAGTCATTCAGCGCAAACACAGAATTTGCGATGGCTGTTGAAGAAGACTTTGTAAAAATTGATCGGTTGCTTGATACTCGCGGAAGTGCTTTCTCATTTCGCAAGTCAGCATGGCTAGGATCAAAGACCATCGATGTTGATGGTGATTACTTTATTGTTTTAACTGAAAACGCCAAAACAGGATTTCCAAAGCTACAATATTTAGAAGCGCACAGGGTCGGATCATTTGGATTGAATGGTGGGCATGCAGTCACAGATGGCCGATACAAGGGCATGCGCATTTTCGCTGGCGTGATTGTTGATGAATACATGCAGCCAATTGCATATCGTGTTCAAGATGAATCAAGCAAAGAGGGGCATCGTGATGTGAATGCAAACAGCATGATTCACGTTGGTGATCTTGAATGGTTCAGCCAAAGCCGTGGTCAGCCGTCAGTCGCAGCCGCAATTCTTGATTGGTATGACTTGGCAGAAACTCGCGATGCAGAAAAGATTGCTGAAAAAGTAAACAGCGCACTAACATTGGTGGAATCAAACGAATCTGGCCGCCAAGACATGGGCAACAGCATTGTTAATCCATCCCCGGGAAGTGACGGCAGATTACAAACACAATTGATGGATTCTGGATTGATCCGATACATCAAGAATGGTGGCAGTCTAAAAGCGCATCAAAGCAACAGACCATCAGACCAATGGTTAAACTTTACCAAACTCGTTGAGTCTTCTGCATTCTATGCTTTAGGCTGGCGCAGGGAAATGCTTGATTCATCTGCCATTGGCGGTGCAGGCGTTCGCGGATTTGCCGCAGACATCAACAAGTCAATTGCTTCCAGATGTGAAATCATCGAAGCAGGAATGAAACGCGCTGCAATGTATGTAATCGCAAAACGTGCCAAACAGGGTGTTTATGGCGAACTGCCAGAAGATTGGTGGAAGTTTGGATTTACAAAGCCAGCACAATTTACTGTTGATGAAGGGCGCATGAGGGCGGCAGACATCGCAGATTTACGCGCAGGATTAACAACTGAAGATCATATTGTTGAAGCGCGTGGCATGAATTACGAAGAACTTGTGCGCAAGCGTGCGGCCAACATTGTAATGAAAAAGCGCATTGCTGAAGAAAACGGGTTGAATCCAGTTGAGCTTGGAACAACGGCAATGCCGGGCGATCCAGTTGAGCTTGTTGAAGACGAAACAGATGAAACTTTAGAATCTGATCAAGATTCACAAGATAACATTCAAACAGAAGAAAATTAACAAAATATCTAAAATGGAAAAATCAAAAAAACAAACGTGGTATGCAATTGAACAAGAACCTGCCTTTGAAGATGTTAAATCTTCTAAAGCAGAAATCTATATTTATGACGAAATCGGTGGCTTCGGTGTCGATGCCAACAACTTTGTCGAATCGCTTGAAGCACTTGGAGAAATTGAGCAAATAGATTTGCGCATCAGTTCACCAGGTGGATCAATTATTGAAGGCAATGTAATTTACAACGCTATTAAACGCCATCCAGCCAACGTCACAGTTTACATTGACGGCATGGCTGCAAGCATGGCTTCCGTAATCGCTATGGCTGGTGATGAAGTAATCATGGCAGACAATGCTTTGCTAATGATCCACAATCCTT